CACAAACACGGACTCAGCAAGGAAGAAGCTGAGATGGAAGCCCACAAACTTATGGGACAAGGATACAAAAATGTGCGAGTGCGTCTGGAGGATCCCGTCCATCCGACTTGGCCGCTCAACTTCGACGCACAATGAACATTGTCTTTGCCTACCACAACGGAGACGCCGAACTGGCCATGGAGTCAGCTAAGGCTATTGCGGCCATGGGACTAAACATGCGTCACAAATCCTATGTCTGTACCAAACAAGGTACTAAAGATAGTAACGCAATCGTCCAAGAACTGAAGAAGTCTTTTCCCGAAGTGGATCAATTGTTTGTCCAAGACGGATTTGACGGATGGCCGCTTGGCCCGAACCAAATATTTGCTGATGCGGCTGCTGCCATGTACGCCACTGGCGTACCATTTTATTTCTGGGAGCCAGATTGTGTTCCGATGAAAGAAGGGTGGGTGGATGACTTGGACACTGAATACCATAAAAAGATCGGCATCATGGGTCATCTCTATGAAGGAGGTATGGCAACCAATGGAAAAAACATCTACAAGATGATTGTCGGTAGCGCCGTCTATCCCCCCAACTTCTTGGATTTTTGCCCATCCGCACAGTCCTTGTCCACCTATAATTTGGCTTACAAGAACGCAGGGACAATTCCAGAGCCTTGGGATGTTCGTTGTCGTTGGGACTTTATGGCCATTGGATACGACACGCCACTTATTCGTACCTACTGGAAAAGTGTTAACTACCAGTGGAAAGACGGTAAGATTGTCTTCTACGCCGAAGATCCTGAAGCCCAAGCCGTTCAAGGAGTCACTTGCCCAGACAGAACCATTTCCAGCCAAGCTGTGGTCATCCATGGGTGCAAGGATGGGTCGCTCCACAAGATGGCGCAAAAAGGTTTCCCGATTCCTCAAAGCGTCCTTAATGAGATACAAAGTGGGACGGTTTGCAGCAATGTCGAACAAATCGTTACAAATGACGAATTAAAGCCCGAATCCCGCCCCAAATCGCCACAAAAGGCGAAAAAGAAGCGGGTTATCTCTGAAGAAGAGCGCGAACGCCGCAGACAATCGATGTTGGCGATTTTGCAAAGAAAGCGTGAACGAAAGACCCAATCGGCTGTCTAACGCTTCCTATGCACGAAGTCATTCACGAACCATCGGCTGAAACCGCAATTCTTTCCTGTCTCTGTCATGCGCCGACAGAGGATCAAAGAGAGATTCTTCTATCCATTAAAGAGGATCATTTCTACCTTCAGGAGAACAAGATCATCTTTCGGGCGATCATGCGCTGTATCGCCAAGGGGATGCAGGCCGATATCATCAATGTCAAAGGAGAAATCGAAGCTGCCAACGAATACGACATCATTGGCGGTGAACAGAAAATTGCAGAAGTTGCAACTTCGTGTGTGGCCCATAATAACTGGAAACGTTACTACCCCAAGCTGGAGGAAGCTCGCTACCGCAGATCATTGGAATACTTGGCCAACGATATGGTTCATAAGGCCAGAGACCGCGAGCTAAAGATCGAAGAACTCAAGAACTGGTCTGAAACCACAGTGATGCGGGCTGACTATGAGATTGATGACGGCAACAAACTTTCTATCGTCAATGCCTTAGACCGCGCTGCCCAGAACATCGAATCTACGATTGCTGGCAAGCCCTGCATTGGCATTCGCACTGGAATCACTCCGTTGGACGATCTTCTAATGTTTGGCTTGCGAGGAGGAGACATGGTTGTCTTGGCCGCAAGGCCAGCAGTCGGCAAAACGGCCAGCGCCCTTCAAATTGCCGAAAATGTGGCATTGAATCAGAAGAAGCGTGTTCTTATCTTCTCATTGGAAATGACAAGCGTTGCCTTAATGGAACGCATGATCCGCTCGCGGGCGCGTGTGGGCGCGGCTGATATTCTTTCTGGCAGGGTAACCCCGCATCAAAAACAATCTCTTGGACGGGCTGTTCAAGAAATCCAAGGCTCGGAGATTATTTGTGACGATAGCTCGGCAAAGTCCATTGGTTATCTCAAAGCTGTAGCCCGCCGCGCCCACCAACGCACTCCATTAGATCTCATTATCATTGACTACCTACAGTTAGTGAAAGGTGATAGCAAGCGTGGTAAGGACAATCGCGTGTGCGAAGTTGAGGAGATTAGCGGAGGAATCAAAGACCTTGCCAAGACTCTCAAAGTACCAGTTTTGGTACTGGCTCAACTTAATCGCGATCCAGATAAGCGCGGAGGACGCCCAAGCCTTTCAGACCTAAAGGGTTCTGGAGCTATTGAACAAGATTCTGATATCGTCATCATGCTCCATAGCGAAGAATCACAAGATCACGGACAAATGCCAACTATGGAATTTATCGTTGGCAAGCATCGTGACGGCCCTACTGGTGTTGCCAATATGTACTTCAACAAGGCAATTACTCGCTTTGAGCCTGCTTAGACTTCCAGCAAAAGTCTGGGAAGTTCAATCCTTCACCGCCCTGCACATTCACTGGTAAGTGAACGCTCACGGCGTTATAGCATCCGCAAATTCCACAAGCTTTTAATTGTGGGTCGTAAGAAGTCTTTCTGGCTCCAGCAATATGCGGAAGCATCCCAGCAATGCCCTTACATCCCCAGCATCCAGAGGTTGCAATTTGGTGTGGACAGGCCGCGCAAATCTTAGCCCGCCGTTCTGCTTCTTCTTGAGAGACAAGCTCAAACTTTCCATTGATGGCAAATTGATACATGGCCTTAACCCATCGAACAATCTGTGCAAATCCTAATGTTTGTTTCTCTTGTGTGCATGGAATGCAATGCACATGACCAGCCATGCGGTCACAAAGATTGTGTTCTATTTGTGACACAAAATCTATTGGCGGCGTAATACCCTTTGAGATTAGAAGCTTCTCGCAGTTATTTACCATGTCATTCCAATCGCCTCCGCGAACTGGCTCATCAAGAACGGGGCATTTTACCCACCAGCCTTGTGGCGGAACATCGCTTTTGCGGGAATAACAAAACCTCGGACTATTCATTGACTACAAGTTCTGCTTCGTAGGTTGAGTCTTCGGGAATCTTCATGGACTCTAGTTTGGTTGCAATATTAATCTGGATGGCATTTTGCTGATTCGGGCCTTCTGAAAAATTGATAGATGCCGCCTCGGCAAGTTGTTTAATGTTTCTCATCATGCCAAGAGCCTCCATGCCGTCTAGATCTTGAGCAGCATCAGCGGCCTTGACTAATACTTTACCAGTCAGAAACTTGATCGACTTCTTCATGGTCTCCAATGAAGCCGTAATTTCCGACATCAATGTTGGAACTCCGTCATCTTCCCAAGGGGCTGGAGATTGCTCGTTGGTAAGACGTTCGCGACATTGAATCCAACGTTGGGTATCACGCCACAGACAAACAGTAGATTCGCTTACTTTAAGCTCTTCGGCAATGTCACGCAGGGTGCGCCCCGAACAATACATGGAGAACCCCTTAATGCATTCAAGCCTTCGTCTTTTATCCATCTCTTCCATTTTGGCTGGAGGAGGAACCAAAGCTATAGGCTTTTCAATGTCCCAAGGATAAAGGTTTTCTTTTTCGGGATTATCTTTCCATATCTTGGCATGGTCATCCCACTTCTCGCTATAGATCAACTTTTCTAGCGTAGCTTTGTGCTTGGTTTCCAAAGCTTTCATCACTTCAGGCATATTTCTTCCAGCGGCATAAAGCCTGAATGCGTTTTGTTTTTTAATGCGGTTTTCGGGGCTATCCCAATCACGCTCTCCGCTCTTGCGCTTTTTCTCCATCCAGATTAGTTTAGTAGAAATTTCTCAAATGGCAACAGTTGATCAGGGGATAGAAAAATACGGTAGGTTGTGGTTACCCAAAGACGGACAGGCAATTACGCCAATCCGCATTGAGATGGATGCGTTCTTGCAGGGATTGACACCAGAAGACGGCGGTTTGGGTAAGGCTAGACATTATAGGAATGTTGTCTCGGCAATCTGGCCGACCTTTCAGTGGCATAGATGGGCGGAATTATCTGCTCAAGCCTTTTGTACAAACACTTACGAGGTAGATGAGGCTACTGGCAACAAGTTTGTCCGAAGCGTCACAGGTCTAGCTGGAGGAACCGATTCAGGAAAATCCTATGGAATGGCGGCATTTGCTCTTGTTAACTGGTTCTGCGACCCAATCAATACGATGACCATTGTGGTCTCTACGTCGAAAATAGACGCCAAGCAGCGTATTTGGGCGGCACTGGTCAAGATGTACCGCGAAGCCCGAAACATGGGACTAGCCTCTGGAAGACTCATTGAGTCCATGGATATCATTAAGCTTTCGGACGAAGAGGGGGCGGTGATCGACCCAGAGACTGGCGTGAGTGACGCCTCTTCAATCATGCTTCTGGCGGCTGGCGACGAATACAAAGATGATGCCCAAAAGCGGTTACAGGGCAAAAAGAATCGTCGTATCGTTTTGATTATTGACGAGTTACAAGACTGTTCAGCTTCCGTAATTAACGAAGCAGTCTGGGGATTTAAGGGCGCACAGGAACTTTATATCGTCGGCGCGGGAAACCCATCCTCCATATTTGACCCCCATGGAAAATTCTGCGAACCCATCAAAGGATGGATGAGTGTGGATGAGGAAACCCCGAATTGGAAGATACGGGTGGCTGGTATTGAGGGTGTGTGTATCAGATTTGACTCAGAGAAAGATAATCCCAACCAACAATCTTTCGATGCTGGCAAAGGTCTTCGCTATCCATTCCTGCCGAAGCCAAATGATGTGGCGCTGGCGCGAAAAGAACTCGGAGAACTTAACCCACAGTATTGGAGAAAGTTTAGGGGCTTCTGGCCTCCTGCCGATGCCGATGACTCCACGATTGTTTCTGACATCCTTCTAGCCCGCCATGGGGCACTAGAAAAACCAATCTGGGATGGAACCCCGAAAGATATTGCAGGAATCGACCCTAGCTACACCGAAGGAGGAGACCGCTTTGTTTTCACACACATGAAGTATGGCAAGCTGATCAGCGGGAAATGGGCGATAGCGGTGGAAAAACAGTATGTCCTTAATAGGAGAGCGGGGTCTCAAGAAGACTTCCAATACGAGATGATCCAGCAAATCCACGATCTTTCTCTTAAATTGGGAATACCGAATCAATGGATGGGGGTAGATGCTTCGGCGGGTGGAATTTTCTGGTCTATTGGAGAACGCGAACTCCTAAAGGGTTGGCACGCAGTGAGTTTTGCGGGCGCAGCGTCAGATCTTCCTGTCAGCGCCCAATACGCCATGAGGAACGAGGTCACAGGAAAACCTCAAGTCGGCAAGGAATTGTTCCACAACATGGCTTCTGAACTCTGTTTTGCTGCTCGCTACTTCCTAGAATGCGAGCAACTTAAAGGAATCACACCCGATCTGGCATGGGAGATGACTCAAAGGAAGTATGTGCGTCGAACCCGAAAGATCATCATTGAGTCCAAGACCGACATGAAAAAGCGGATAGGAAAGTCGCCCGACTTATTTGACTCCTTTGCCGTAGGATTATTTGTTGCTCGTAAGGTATTTGGAGCCATGGCTGGGAGTGAGGCGATTGAGGAAAAGAAACGGCTCAACAAAGAATCATTCAAGAAACTCAAACAGTCCTTGACTATAAAGAAGAATTGGTAGATTCTATTTGCCATTTATGGCTCAACTACCGATTGCCGAAGCTGATATCTGTATTTTTCAGGGGGCAACATTTAATCAAACTTTGTTTTATGAGACTGGTGAACCCTCCGCCCCAGTTAATCTTTCTAGCTATACAGCAAAAATGCACATTCGGTCAAAGCCCGAATCTAAAGCACTAATCCTTGAACTATCCACCGATAATGGTAGAATAATCTTGAATGAGACTACTGGATCTATTAGGCTATTTATTTCGGCATCCGATTCGGCGCTGCTCTCGGTCTGTGATAAGGCCGTATATGACTTGGAGCTTACAACAGGGGCCATCACAACCCGTATTTTACAAGGTAACGTAATTATTTCTCCAGAGGTAACCCGATGAGCAAGATCTGTATTCCTATTCCTTCCAGCAGTGTTATCGGAGTTTCTACAACTCCGATTAACACCCCAAGTATCAATATTCTTCGCGTTGAGCCATCTATTACTGGTCTTACTGGTGGTGCAGCAACAGATCTTGATTCTTTAAATACAGTCAGCGGAACCTATGCGGTTGGTATTGTTGTTTTTGTTGTCATTGGTGGAATTCCTGCAATCTATCAACTGACAAACGGCACTGACGCCGAAAACGATCCTTTTGTTATTCGCCCGAATGATTATGATAGTCAAACTGGAACCAAGCGCGTGTGGAAACGACTAATGTAATGAAAACAATTCTCTCTCTTATTATTTCAGCAGTCTTGATTGTTTCGGGCTTCGGACAAACCCGCAACGTGTTAGTGGGAACAAATAATGTGGTGGTTCAACCCACCAACTTTTGGAGCGCGGACGTTACTAATGCCCGTTCTGGACTGGGCTTGGGAAGTGCCGCAACAAACGCCGCATCCGCCTTCCAGCCCGCATCTTCCATTCTCAGTAATTTGGTTTCTGGCGGAGCATTAACGTTCAGCAACATTACTATTGGAATCACCAATGTCACTGGTTTGCAAACGTCTTTGGATGGGAAGCTGGGAACCAACCCAACCTTGGCCATTGCCAATATCAGCAACCTTCAAACCACACTGGACGGAAAACTTGGAACCAATCCAACGCTTCAAATATCCAACATCGCAGCTTTACAAACAGCTTTAGATGGGAAGCTTTCTGGTTCATTTCCAATTGCCATTAGCAATGTCAGCGGACTGCAAACTTCGTTAGACGGGAAGCTGGCAACCAATCCAACGCTTCAAATCTCCAATATTGCTGCACTGCAAACCAATCTTGATTCCAAACTTTCTTTGACTGGATCAGCCGCGAATTTGACGAATTTTCCAACTGTAGCTTTGGCCTCAAATATTACTGGAACAGCAGCCTTGGCAACCAATGTTACGGGAGTAGTAGCCTTGGTCAACGGCGGAACGGGAGCGACCAACGCCACTGGAGCAAGAACGGCATTGGGTGTTGGTTCCTCGGATGTGTTTGTTGGTCTGACTAATTTGGGAACAGGAACAGGACAGGGGTTTGCTTCCACTCCCTACATTTTAGGTTCTACAAATTCAACGACCCCTAATAATGCTGTGTTGGCTCTTGATTCTTCTGGGGTGAGATCTGTGGCAGGACTTACCCTTGCGGCTCTAACCAACACTGATAATGCGGCATTTCGCACGGCCATTGGACTGGATACAGCAGCGACAAATCCCGCAACAGCATTCCAGCCCTCCTCTTCTGTACTAACTAATCTAGCAGCAAGCAATGGAGGGGGCCTGACTAATATCACCGCATCTAATGTCACTGGAACCATTGCTATCAGTAATGGTGGAAGTGGGGCCACCACGGCTGGTGGGGCAAGAACTAATTTGGGCCTGATCCTGCCCGCGCTTACTAACACCGATGTCACGAATTTCCGCACAGCGATCGGGCTTGGAACAGGAGATGTTGTGCAATTTCAGAGTGTTTGGGCGCGAAACAACCTTGCTGTTAGGGACGGCACAAATGACCCAATAGTTTATATTGGAGATGATATAATTGAAACATCTGTTCCAATTGAATTTCTGACCAACACGGCAAACGCCACCACCCGCACCAACCTCGGCTTGGGCTGGACGGCCTTAACTAATAGCAACGCAGGCACTGGCCTTGTTTCGGTCAACACCAACGGAGAAGTGGTAAGTCCGACTAATTTTTGGCAAGCGGCTCCGATTTCCACAACTGTTCAATATCAAACCAACGTTGTATCAACTTCGACCAACGCCGCAACAAATAGCCGAAACTTGTTTTTGTATAGTTTGGCAACTTCTGTTTCTGGAATTACAAATACCATCACTCTTCCGACTAACCCCGCAACCACATTTGAAGGAGACAGGGCTACCATTATTCACGGTGCATCAACAACTAATGCGGTCACGGCGGTTAGACAGCTTGGAGCGGCCACAAACATTATCACTCTTAACCAATATGAAGAGGCGGTTTTGTTTATCTATCGATCTGGAGCTTGGGGCTTGGCTGATAATATTTCTTATGTTGAGCCTATTTATTTTTCTGGCACCAATGCAGCAGCCAATGCGGCGACAAGCAGAACAAATTTGGGACTCGGAGCCACATGGCTCACGAACGCCAACGTCACAAATTTTAGGACGGCGATTGGGTTGGGGGCGACGAATGATGTCTCATTGAATTCTGTAACTACCTCTGATGGGGTGGCCCTTACAACCTACGGAGTTAGCGGCGGCGGTTTTAATGGAGAATTAGATTTTGAAGAAAATCAATTTTTTGCTGGTGATGGTGATTGGAATTTTTCTGGAAGCGGCGTTGAAAACATGGGAATCATCGGATTTTTTTCCGCTACCAACGCCGCCGTCACTCGCACAAACCTCGGCCTCGGGGCGACATGGCTCACCAACACTAACGCCACCAACTTTCGCACGGCGATTGGGTTAGGAGCGACGAATGATGTCAATTTTCAAAGTATTACCGCAAGCGGTGTAATACAGGCTGGTTTAGATGGAACTAATACTGTGTCAGTAAATATTGGCAATTATGGATTTGAAATTGAAGGAAATAAAACAAACGGACTTATTAGTTTTATAGGAACCAATCTTGCATCAGCATTTCGCTCGGACATTGGTCTACCGCTTCAAGCCCTCACCAACACCAACAATGCCAACTTCCAAGCGGCAGTGTTTGCTACAAACGCCGCGCCCACAAATTCAGCAAACGTCAACGGAATCGGATTTAATACCGCTGTTGCTTGGATGGAGGTAACGGTTTCCACAAACGGAACAAATCATAGTTTCCGCATTCCCCTGTTTAGATAATGACCAACTACTGGAGACTTGAGAGAGATATTGAAATCGTCCAAGGAAAAACATGGACGGCGAAGTTCCGCTACCTGACCAAGTCTTGTAAGGGGAAGTCTAATGTCCCAGTTAATCTTTCGGGCTACGGGGCCAACATGGTGATTCGGGAATGCGCCAAGGATAGTGCCACTTTGCTCACATTGACTTCTGGAGGCGGGATTACCTTGGGTGGAAGCGCGGGCACCATCGAAATCGAAATCACCGCCACACAGGCCGCAAACCTCACAGCAGGAGACAACGTCTACGAAATCGAACTTTACCAAGGCTATACCTATATCGCATTCGCCACTGGTAAGGCCAAGGTCTACGAGGAGATTGCCCGAAGCTAATGGAAGTTATTGAAGTAGTAGAGAGGGAGGTTGAGGTCATTGAGTTGATCGAACGCGGCCCCGCTGGCCCTACTGGCCCACAGCCCGATATCAACTATACCGTAGTCTCGTCATCCCGCACCCTAGAGGCAGCAGACCTTATAGCTGCCGATACCTCTGGAGGGGCGTTTACTCTTACTCTTCCGCTTAACCCTAGTGATGGTGATGCGGTAGATATCTTTGACTTTTCCGAAACCTTCGACACCAACAATCTGACCATTGCCCGCAACGGACAAAGAATTGAAAGTCTGACCGAAGATCTTATCTGCAACGTCGAAGGAGCCTATTTCACCTTAATCTACACTGGAGCCACAAGGGGATGGCAGGTATTACCCCGCTATGGGACTTCTGGCGGCGGCGGCGAATCCACCTTAACTACTCAGGGTGATCTCTTGTATCGCGGGGCGGCGGTCAATACTCGTCTCCCCATCGGAACCGCAGGACAGGTTCTAAAGGTAAACAGCGGAGCCACAGCCCCTGAATGGGGAACCATCTCCACAGCACCCAGCGGCCCCGCAGGCGGAGACCTTACGGGAAGCTACCCCAATCCAACTTTAACGACTACGGGCGTCAGCGCGGGAACCTATACCAAGGTCACGGTAGACACCAAGGGTAGAGTCACAACTGGAACATCTGCCACCAAGTCTGATGTCGGGCTTTCCAATGTGGATAACACAAGTGATGCCTCAAAGCCAATTTCTACAGCCACCCAGACGGCACTAGACCTTAAAGCCAATCTTGAATCCCCCGCTCTCACGGGAACCCCGACAGCAACTACTGCTGCTGCTGGAACTGATACCACACAGATTGCCACCACGGCATTTACACTGGCAAATCGCGGAGACCGATACCTAACAACCAGCACATCATCCCATTCTCTTACTACTGGTTCCAAGACATTTACTGTACAGTCGGGACTTAGCTACACTCCAACACAGGACGTTACCATTGTATACGATGCAGCACGACACATGCACGGAATTGTTACTAGCTATTCTGGAACGACATTGGTAGTCAACGTCGAGACCGTAGACGGGAGCGGTGGGCCATTCACAGCTTGGACAATCAATGTTGGCGGGCTTTTGACGGCGCAAGGGGCGCTTTTGGAGGTTAACAATCTCAGTGATGTCAGCAACCCCGCAACCGCATTAACTAATATCGGAGGTGTGCCGACAAGCAGAACCATCACCGCAGGAACTGGCCTCACTGGCGGAGGAGATCTTACAGCTAATAGGACTCTCGCCGTCAGCTACGGAACCACCTCTGGAACTGCCTGTCAGGGGAATGATGTCCGTTTAAGTGACGCAAGAACACCTATTTCCCACACCCACGGCAACCTAACCAACGCGGGAGCCATCGGCACCACCGCCAACCTCCCGCTCAAAACAGGCACCAACGGCGTCATCGAGGCGGGGGCATTCGGCACGGCGGCAGGGAGCTTTTGCGAGGGCAATGATGCGCGGCTTTCGGATGACCGCGACCCGAATCTTCATGCCGCAAGTCACCTCCCCGATGGCGCGGATGAGATTTTTGACCAGTCGTTAAACAAAGCCGATGCCGTAGAGTTCAATACAGTCGGCATAGGCGATACCCCCACAGGCTCCGCACGAAAGTTCCACCAGCACGGCGGAAAGTTCACGGTTGAGTCAAGCAGCGGCAGCTACGGACAATTTCAAGTTATTAATCCAAGCGCAGGCGAAGTTTCGTTCGTTTTGGCAAGCGAAGCTGTGGCTAATGAGGACGGGACGATTACCTCGGAAACAACAGCGCAAACGTGGGCCTTCGGAACTGGCTCATACAGTAACAGCGCCACAACTTTTGTCATTGGAAACAATGAAGGCGGCAGCGTGTTTCATGTGCTACCAGACGGCAAGGTTGGTCTTGGTAGCGGCAGCAGCGATCCCGTTCAAGCTCTTGATGTGGCGGGCAACATTGCCCTGCGCGACATAGACAACGAGTTCACCGCCACCTTCGATGTTCAGTCGCAACTTTCCGATGACGTAACCCTAACGATCCCCGACCAGTCGGGCACTCTCGCGGTCACGACAGACATCCCGACCGAAGTTACTGACCTCGCCGCTACGGGCGCGACGAATGGTCATGTGCTGACGGCCAACGGATCGGGCGGTGTGACGTTTTCGGCGGCAACGGGCGGAAGCGGCGTCACCGCAGTCGGCACGACCCTCGCGGACATCCTTTCCGTCAGCGGCAGCGACCTTGTGGCCGACGATCTGGCTGCCGATAAGCTCTACGGGTGGGATGATTCGGAATCCAAGGCGATTGGGTTTGTCATTGGCAGCGGGTTGAGTGTGTCGGGGGATACGCTTTCGGCTACGGCCAGCGGAGGATCAAAGACCTACGCCGTCTTCACCGCCGAACACAACCAACCGCCTGCCACCGCCTTCGCCACCCTCGACACCCGCAACAGCATCGCCGTCTTGGACTTCGATGCCGCCACGGACGAAAGCGCAGTCTTTGTCGGCGTCATCCCCGAAGGTGCATCGCTTGGCAGCGGCCTCAAGGTTTTCATTCACTGGATGGCAAGCACCGCAACAAGCGGCAACTGCCGCTGGGGCGTCCAGTTTGAGAAGTCTGGCACAGACCTTGATTCGGACTCATTCGACACGGCCACCGAAGCGCACAGCGCAGCCAACGGCACAAGTGGCATTGAGACTGTGACCGAGATCACCGCCACCGCCATCGACTCGCTGGCAGCAGGCAACAGATTTCGCCTCAAAGTCTTTCGCAATGCCGACGATGCGACCAACGACACCATGACAGGCGATGCGGAGTTGATCGCCGTCGAAGTAAGGAGCGCGGCGTAATATGGCTTACGATTACACAGCGGCGAGCAGTCAGTATTTAAGTGTTGGAAGCGCACCTGTGGCATCTGCTCCGCTGACGCTTGCGTGTTGGGTCTATAAAACCAACGTGTCGGATGCTTCCTCTTCGCTTATTCAAATAGGCAATGCAGCAGCAGCTTCAAGTGGATTTACTCTAATTCACAATGTCACAAACAACACTATTCGCGCAAACGCACAACAAACAGGTGGCACTGCACAGGTGGCAATATCAACAGGCGGACTGACAAACAACACATGGGGCCATGCCTGCGCCGTTTTTGAATCATCCACGAGCCGTATTGCCTATTGCAACGGCGGCAATAGCGGAACGAACACAGGTTCAGCTACACCCGCCGATTTAACAAGAGTGCTAATTGGAGCTGCTTGGTTTGGCAGTTTAACCAATTACGCAAACGGCTTAATCGCAGAGTGCGGCATCTGGAACGTAGCCCTCACCGCCGACGAAATCGCCTCCCTCGCCAAAGGCATGACCTGCGACAAGGTGCGCCCTCAGTCGCTTGTCTTCTACGCCCCGCTCGTCCGCGACCTCATTGACTGCAAGGGCGGCTTGACCATCACCAACAACAACACGGCGACAGTCGCCAACCACCCGCGAGTTTATGCCTAACTATTACCGCATTTCCGATCCCTCCGATGTCCGCGACCTTGGCGACCAGATGGCCGCGTGGGAGCTTGCCGACAACCCGAAGCGTTTTGATTGGGCCGTCCAAAGCGCACCCCCAAGCGTGGATGCCGTGTGGACTGACGGCGCGTGGATCGTCCCGCCGTTGCCGACGATGACCGCCGAAGAGGCCGTCAGCCAATACTTCTCGCCCTACCAGACGCTCGCCCTCCAGCGTTTTGAAATGGCCCTGCTCCAAGCAGGCAAACCCCTCGGCGTGAAGATGACCGCCGCGAAGCAGTGGCTTGAAGGCGTCATGCTCGCATGGGCCGCATCCCCGACACCCGCACCAGCGGAGTCTTTCGGCCAGCCGCAGGCGAGCTTTGCGGAGGCTTCGTCTGAGGCCGTCACCGACCTATCAAGCCCGAACCCCGAAACATAATGGCATTCCTATCAGCATATTATCCCCAGCCCGTAGTAGCGGGAACCACAGCAGGAACATATGCGGAGGGGGACGATGCTGCCTTCAAGGTGGGATCGGATGACATTGAGATCACTAGTGCCTCCAAGGGAATTATCTTTCGGGATTCCAACGGAATTCGCCGCCGACTCAGAGTAGACACAGACGGAACCCCGCTAACAGAGGTATTACCATGATGAAGAAACTAGCACTTACATTGTTATTCGGGGTTCTGGGAGTCGGGGTCTATGGCCAGACGATCAAGAGTCTGGGATACAACACGACCAATGGACAGGTGGTATATAGCGGGACAAATACGCTGACATTCACTAATCGCGTTTACCAGTCCTCAACCAACGCGACCAATCCGCCAGAACTTCGACTAACTACACGCTCAAACAGCGTTGCAAGTTGGTTTGTTTACGATGCTGTTCAGACAAATCCAGCAGCCCCAAACTGGGCAGTAGCATGGTATGGACTAAATACTATCCCTAATGCGACAGGAACAGACCGCTCAAGGGTCAATGAGTCTATCGGAGCAGCGTCTTTTACTATTGAGAATATGTGGATGTCGCCTACTCCAGACCCCGATGCTCCGCTGGCTGAATTTTACTTCAATATCACAGACACAAACAATCTCACGACAAGAGGATTTAGCGTTATTGGAAACCAGACAAATTCTACAGTCGGTTTCGCTGATTTCGTTTATCCAGTAACAATTTATTACAATTCAAATAGTCGTTCTTGGTATGGAAATGATTACCTTGGTCTCAATGTGGTTTCTACTAACACTGGAGAGTTGGCTTCGTTTACCCATTCTTCAACGAATCCAAGCGCAACAGCACAAGTTTATCTCAAGGTTCAAAACAATCAGACAATTTGGCAGGCTGGATTAACCCATACTTATTTAAGGAATTTCGGCGCTGGTCGTAATGCATTCCGTGTTGAAACAAACGGAGTGATTTACGGGGCAACAGGAACCACAACAGCCCCGCAAGCCCCTGTCCATCTTGCTGGCAACACCCTCATAGACGGCGCAATCAGCTTCAACGCCACAACCAACGCCGATATCACCCGAACCAACCTCGGTCTCGGCGGTGGCATAACCACCAACCGCACCTTCGTCTCCTACAACGGAACTAACTACACCACGAACTCCGTGACCATATCCAACGGGATCATTACTGGATGGACACAGTAGACATAATAACCTAAACTCTTTAATTCAATGGCTTCTAACGGCAACGCAGAACTGGAAAATCTACCAGAAAGTGGTAGTCCCCCGAAAAAACGCATCAAATCATCTGATAGCCTTGTCTCTATTGCAGACAAGTATATCGAACAAGATGAGGATGCGGCATATCTTCGGGCGCGGGCGCAAGCCCTAGTCAATGGAGAAGCCCCCTACGATGCCGAAGAATTAAAATCCAAAGGACTGACCCATGTGGTCAATGCTAATTTTGGGGAAGCAAATGCCATCATGGAAGCGGCATTGGCTCCGTATATCGAACTACAGAACGGGGTTCCTCGTATTGCTAATGTCGTTATGGATTCCTATCAGGGCGACTCCAATGAGGACTCTGAAATCATCTCTGAAGAGTTTGACTGGATGCTTAAAGAGTGGAGCGACCACGCCTACAACATGCAGCTTCTTTCCCGTGAGTTTGTGGGTGATGGAGTTGGCGTTGCTATGTGGCCCGACGAACGTTCTATCTTCTGGGAGCCTTGCGGACTCAAAGACTTCAAGGTAGCCCGTGATACAAAAGTATCAGATGAATCTATCGAAGTAGCTATCGTCCAACGCTCCATGAGCGTGAGTGAGCTTTACCGCTATATCCGCAATCCCAAAGCCGCAAAAGAACTTGGCTGGAATCTCAATGCTGTTAAACAAGCAATTTGGAAAGCTTCCACCAAGCGGGATCAATGGAAGAACTACACCGCCCACTGGGAAGATTTTGAGCGCGAAATCAAAGAGAATGATCTTTACGCTGGAGAGTCGGCATACCACCGCGCACAATTGATCTACGGATACAATCGCGAATTTGACGGCAAATTCACCCAGCTTATTGGCTCTCGCGATTCTTCGGATTTCCTCTACGAGAGGTATAGCCGTTACGGAAACGTAAATCAATGCTTCGTTATCTTCACCTATGGAGTGGGACAAGGAACCTTCCACACAATTCGCGGACTCAAGCAAAAGATCTACAACCAGATCCAGATTTCCAATCGCGTTCTTTGTCAGTCGGCCCAAGCTGCCATCACAGCAGGACTCATACAATTGCAGGGTGACGCCGAAGCCATCCAAGACTTCCAATATATTGAGGTCGGGCCTTATACGTTCATACCAAGCGGACTAACTCCGATCCAACTTCAACCTCCTTCTATTGCAACTCAGGGTCTCCCTGTTTACAACCTGATGAGCCAAGTATTGCAAAACAATACTGGCAGTTACCGCTCACGCCAAACAGGATCAGATGGGCAGGCTCGCTCTGCTACGGAAGTAGTCCAACAGGCCCGCCAAGAATCCACACTGAACGCCGCAGCACTGGAACTCTTTTATACTCCGTACAACAAGCTTCTGACCGAACAATACCGCAGGGCTGTAAATCCGCTTCTAACCGCAAATGATAAAGGCGGACAGCTTGCTCTTGAGTTTCGCAGGCGTTGTGCCCGCAGAGGCGTGAGTGTCGAGCGTATGCGCCAGTTCCTTAAAGTCACAGCCTTCCGCGCCATGGGTGATGGAAGTCCCGTAATGACCGAAATGGCATCCAAGCAACTCATGGAGCTTTATTCCTTGATGGATGAGAAGGGCAAAGAAAATACTCTTCGTTCTGTCATTGCTGGCATCTCTGGTGTTGGCTGGCAGAAGGTCAATCTCTTTGTATCCGATAAAGGCCCGCGCCGTACCATCGATTACGATATTGCCAATCTGGAAAACGGAAATCTTCGTCAAGGTATCCAGCAGATGGTTCACGACAGTCAAAACCATGCTGTTCATATTGAGGCTCACATCCCGATGATTGCCGAGATTATTGAAGCTCATCGTCAGCAACAGATGGCCGATGAGCAAGCAATGCAAATTCTTCGTCCTGCCGCCGACCACGTTACAGAACATCTTGTCTTGTTTTCTAATAACAGCTTTAGGGCGCAGGAGGTTCGCGAACTCAAGCGCCAACTCCAGAATCTTACGGCTTACATTGATGAGCTAGAACAACAAGTAATCAACCGCATGATGGCCCAACAAAGCCAAGCGCAAGAACAGGCCATTCAAGCTGGAGAGCAGTCGCAGGGGCAAATCGATCCTAAGATGGAGATGGAAATGCAAAAAGCGCAACTAAAGTTGGCCGAAATGCAGGAAAAGCGGATGATGAACCAAGAGACACATCAACAGAAGATGGAGACAATCAGACAGCAGATGGCCCTTAACGATCTCAAGACCCGTAGTTCTATTCTTGAGAAAACAGCCAGACCCGCAGGCCGCCCACCGATGGCCACAACGGCGTAATATTTATACTAGACAAAGTTATAATCTGAGTATAGTTAGATCTCATTAATGGATTGGACAGATCAAGATGCCCGCGAATGGGCTAAGACATGGGCGATGCCCCATATGCAGAAGGGGCTTAAATTTATCTCCAAGCGGGTGCGCCCGAAGCGGAGCAGTAGCCCCGTGGCCCAAGGGTTCGATCTGTCGCCCGTGTTTATTAAGAGCGCGGGTTTTTATGAGGGCAGTCAAGAGGTTATGGATCTCATTGAAACTTTGGGTTATGGACAGGTAAATAAACCTAAATTTGACTTGCCAGAACCCTTCTCTCATATAACTTCAGAAGAAACTAACTAATATAACTTATGGCTAATATACTCAACTCTGCCCTTACGGGTGATGCGGACTTTGCAGGAACTGTTTTTGGAACGGCTAATGTCGAACCCGCCCCCGAAGTTCAACCCAATGAAACCGCCGCGCCCGAAACCCAGCAAGAAGAGCTAAAGCCAGCAGCCGAAACCCCGAAAGAGGAAACTCCCAAAGCGGAGAAGAAAGCTCCCATTAAAGCGGAAATCAAATCCAAAGCCACCAAGGAAGAGGTAGAGAAGAAGGTTGCAGATATTACCAAGGAAGTATCGTCTAAGGATGCTAACGAGCAGACAGAAGCAAAAGACGACGATGACCTCCCGCTTAACCCCCACTTTGCCGATAAGCCCATCTCCGATAAACCTGAAGGTGACGATTCTGAGAAAGGTGTCTCAAGCTGGAAAGAGATCAAAAGCGAAATGAAAAAAGCCCGCGAAGAGCGGGATCGCCTGAAGGCCGAACTGGAAGCCACCAAAGAGAAGGTTGGTAAGTATGAAGGGGAAACGGTCAAGACCCTCCAAGAAGAGCTTGAGGCTTACAAAACTCGCATGGCAGAGCTTAATCGCGAGCTAAAGACCGCAAACTTTGAAAGAAGCCCCGAATACGTCGAAACAATTAAAAAGCCACTGAGTGGCCTCCAAGGTGATTTGAAGGCTATTGCAGAAGCCAATGACGCCGACTTCTCCAAACTTTGGCAAGCCCTAACCGAACCAGACGCCCGCAAGCGCATTGATTCTCTTGAGGATCTAACAACCGATTTCAAGCGCATGGAGCAGTTGTCCATCGTTAAGATGGCTGATAAATACCATGAGTTGGCCCAATACCATGAGCGGTTCCAGAAAGAGGCGGAATCCCTCGCAGAGGCCGAAAATGCTCGTAAGGCCCAATCCGAGCAGGAGTTTATTGAGAATGACCTCCGCCTCC